CAACGAACTGATAAGGAAGTAGCAAATGATTGCTGAACTTGTTGCCTTTAATGCCGCATTTGGAGTTGTCAAAGAATTCATCGGGAACGGCAAAGACCTAAGCGATTGCTTTGGCCAGATCGGTCAGATGGTCAACTGCAAGGAAGACATAAAGGCTAGGCAGCAGAAGAACAAGAAGTCTTTGTTTGCAAGTGACGCAGAAGAATTCATGGCTTTAGAACAGATCGCAAAGGCAGAGGAAGAATTAAAAGACTTCATGGTCTACTACGGACGGGCTGGATTGTGGGATGACTTTATAATCTTTCAGGCTAAGGCTCGCAAGGCCAGACTAGAAGCCAAGAACGCGCACATTCAGAAAATAAACAGAAGGATGCACTTTGCAGGACTCGTGGTTGCGTGTGGTCTAATTTGTGTCGGCTTGTATGCTTGCTTCACGATTATTTCTGCGATTGTCCAATAACCAACAAGGAGAATAAAATGATGGAATATCTGAACCTAGCAACAGCACTGGTGGCATTCTGTAGCGCAATCTGTGCATTAACCCCTACGCCAAAAGACGATGCTATTATCGCCAAAGTCTATAAGGTACTGGAGCTTTTTGCGTTCAACATCGGCAAAGCTAAAGAATGATTGAAAAACTCATTGGTCCCATTACGGGACTATTAGACAAGTTCATAGAGGACAAAGACCAGAAGAACGTCTTGGCGCATGAAATTGCAACGATGTCGCAGAAATACGCGCAAGAAATTGCTAAAGGTCAGATGGCTATCAATCAGGTCGAGGCGGCCCACAAGTCGCTGTTCGTGTCCGGCTGGCGGCCCGCCACCGGATGGTGCTGCGTTTTTGCTTTAGCTGGGAACTTCATGGTTATACCGTTCACCAATTTTGTTTTGGCTATATCGGAGGTCGATATAGTGGTGCCTCTTATTCCTCTGGACACTATGATGCCCGTTCTTTTAGGGATGCTGGGGCTTGGCGGGCTTAGGACGTATGAAAAGCACAAAGGCGTACACAGGGATAAGTGATGCAGAAGTTAAGGGACATGCTGAGAAAGCACGAGGGGGTCAAGGATAAAGTATATCTCTGTTCTGCGGGTTACGAGACTATAGGAGTAGGCAGGAATATATCTAAATCTGGGCTCGGGTTGGCAGACGATGAAATTGACTATCTTTTAGACAACGACATAATTAGGTGCATCAAAGAGCTTAATTCTAATTTTCCTTGGTTTAGCAACCTCAACGAAGCAAGAGAACACGCGATTATTGATATATGCTTCAATCTAGGCATAACAAGACTTTTAAAGTTTAAGAACGCGCTCGCCGCGATGGCGAATAGCCAATGGGATGAAGCGGCTGATGAGTTCTATGACTCTAGATGGGCCAAGCAGGTTGGGGATAGAGCGGTTACAATCTGCGAAATGATTAGAACCGGCAAGTATGGCGCTTAGTAATAGGCAGTCAGCGCGATTAGGCACGATTCTAGCCGCTATGAGTAGCGCCCCAATACCAGAACCCTACCTATCAGAAGCTATCGCTGAGGGGCTTATTTCGCGCTTATACAACGGCAACATAATCTTGACAGATAAAGGCTTGAACGAGAAAAACAGGCTATGCACTCTAGCCGGTTTAAACATCCAGTATTTATCAGAAAAAAACGGAATGGGTTGATCCGTTTCGGTGGATCAGTCCGGTTGCGGCCTTAAGACCTTCCTTTCCGTATAGCAAAAGCTATCTCAACATTCTTTTTGACTAAAGATTTCCATTCATCAGGGACTTTTTCTAGCGCAGCGATTCTTTCTTCTTTGGTCTTCATTAGAACAATCTCATCAGCGTAATGCCTCGGCATTTTCTCGCCAACAATCACAACTTAAAGGACTTGAGATCATTTTTCATTTCATCTGGATCAGGGAGCCTTTTCTCTGCCTCCCAGCTAAAGTTGGCAATAATGGCATCTTTTAGTCTGCCATTAATTTTTTGGTAGTTATTCTCGTATCTAGAGATTTGAGAACGATTAGGCTCTCCCGCAGAGAAGTAGCCAAGCATTCTTGCAACTTCAGCTTGACTCAATCCGAGCCTTGTCCGTAAACTTTTTAAATCAGACCCTTTCATAATTCTTCCTCAATAGGCTCATCTGCCCAATATTTTACTGCATTCAACGCATCGCAGAGAACGTCTTTCCTGTATTTGGATAGCTTGGCTTCCACGCATACATCGCAGACAAACGTAAGATAAATCCCTCTGTTATCATATTCTGCCCACCCTTCATCTCTTTCGCAGAAGTGGTATTCCAGTTCACGGCTCATTCAAATCCTCCTTAAATAAATCATACTTTAATCTTGTTTTTTCAATTTCATCGTCAAGCAAATGAAGCTTGAGCGTTTGTTTCGCTTTTATTTTCAATTCGTCAATATTTCCTTTGAACGCTTCAGGGAGCGCCGAAGTTAGAGATGGGTGGCTTAACGCTTCAATTAAAACCATCGCTTCGTTTTTTGTTAAAAAGATTGCGAAATCTTTCTCGCTCATGATCTGCTCCCTTTTATCAGCTTTTTAACTCTTGCTTGATCTTCTTCTGTTAAACATTGCATCATTTGAGATACAGTCTGCCCCATAAAGTTTTGATCGTACCTATCTGAAAGCTCGTCAACTAACTCAATTAGATCCGCCATTCCGCCTTTTTTAATAGTCATTTAATTCTCTCTGTTTTGTGTTTCTGGTTTTTGATTCTTCTCCGTTGCACAACGCTCTGCTATTGAAGACATATATGGGGAACGTATCGCTCCAACAAAATAGGTGATACTGGTTGCAGGTATCTACAAGTCTGCTTTCTGCTGGGTATATCTCAACCCCCTCCCACTCCTCTCCTAGTATTGCATTCTTTATTCTTTGGAACACGCGCCAATCATGGAAAGCCTCTTTGTCATGCCGCTTTATGCTCAACCAGATAGGCGGCTTGTCATCTGGGAATCCATGCTCGCTAGGCAAAAGCTCTCTTGCTTGAACGTGGTATTTGTCAGAAGAAAACCCAGCCCAAAGATTCATTTCTTCAAATAGATCTCTGGCTAACCCTTCTTTTATATTAGGGAACCATTCCTTCTTTTCCCCCAAGAAGTCTTTCCACTCTTGGTTTGGCATCTCAACCTTTTGGAACAAAAAGTCTTTTCCGCAACTTTTTTCATTAATTAACATCAATGGCCTCCTTGTCATACCACTGCCAAATAACCTCTTTGCAGCTATCCCATTGGTCTCCGTACAGGTTGGCCATTGCGATATCTGCACCATCAAATCCTCGCTCCTCAACTAGCTCTGGATAGTTAGCCTTCATGCTTGACAACATCAAAACACTTACAAGGGGGTTGCTATCCCCAGTCTCGGCGTTTAAAAAAATAATTTTTGCGCTCATACCCTTTCCTTTTTTAATGTCAGGTTAGCATAACAAACAATTATCCAGAATACAACCCATTTCGTGCAATGTTTCACATGAAACGCATTGAATAGATTGATCTTATTGGTAAGATTGTCAGGTTAATGGAGCGTTTATCTCATGGGGTCTGTCGTAACATTGGATAAGAATCTAAAAGAGGTCTTAGAAACCCTAGAAAGGCTTCTTGTTGACTGCAAAGAGGGCAGGTTATCAGGGGCGATAATCATAACTGAAAAGCATGATGGATTTGGTTTAGATATTGACGGAACCTTCTCCGTAGACCCTGACTCAATTGCAGCCATCATGGGGCGGCTTCAAATTAGCTCAAATGTTTTTTTCAACATGATGTTTGAAGAAGATGAAATATAGGACAACGAAAGAGCATTTAGATTTCTGCGATACTGATCTTCAGAGAACGGTTATCCAGATGACCCTTGATGGGATGAGCCAAACAGATATAGCTAAAGACCTTGACAAGAACTCCAAAAGAATCCACTCCTTAGTATCCAATATCCACAGGAAAGCAGCACTGCAAGGTGTAGCGCCAGCCTACAACGTCAACAGGCAGACGGCCCCGAGTTTCACAACAAAAAGAATATCAACGGCGTACAACACGGATGGTGATATTGTCTTACAGTGGCACATCCAAGAGCCAGAACGCCAAAAAATAGAAGAATTAATCGCTCAGTTTGTGGAGGGGTTTAAAGATGAGCTCACAGGAATACACACTCCCACTGTCTCGCCCACAGGCATTGATGACGATTACATGGTTGCTTATATTATTGGGGATCATCATCTTGGGATGCTTGCTCACCACACTGAGACAATGGGCGATGACTATGATGTCAAGATTTCGCAACGTCTCCTAGAAAGCGCAGTTGATCGACTGGTAAGTGTAGCGCCAGCAGCTAAGGTTGGAGTGCTCGTGAACCTTGGCGACTTCATGCACGTCAATGACTCCACAAGTTCAACTCCTAACAGTAAGAACCTACTGGACAGCGATGGCCGTTACTCCAAGACGATAAGGGCGGCGAGCAATGTAATAAAGGGCACTGTCCTTCGTATGCTTGAGAAGCATTCTGAGGTTTGGCTTGTGAATGTTCGCGGGAACCACGATCCAGATGCAGCTTTATGGCTCAATGAGGTTATGAGACTGTATTTTGAGGAAGATCCGCGTGTTCGCGTTTTCGATAACGCGTCTAAGTTCATTTGGTGGCAGTGGGGCAAGAATCTAATTGTGACCCATCACGGAGACAGGATTAAAATGTCTAATCTTCACGGGTCAATTGTCTCTAACCTGAGAAAAGAATGGGGCGAATCAGATCACGTTTTTGTCTGGACGGGTCATATACATCACAAGCAGAAGGAAGAAGAGTATTCAGGGGCAACTTTTGAGTCTTGGAATATCTTGGCCCCTGCTGATAGTTGGCATTCAGGCTCAGGCTACAGTAGCTCTAGGAGCATGAGCTGCGTAATCATGCACAAGGATTTCGGAGAAGAAGGGAGATTAAAGGTGAACGTGGAGCGAATAAAGTGAGCGCATTTGACGAGCAAATAGGGGGCAACCATTATAAGTTAATGATGCTCCAACCAACTGAATACATACTAGCCAATAATTTGGGATGGTGTGAAGCCAATGTTGTGAAGTATATCAGCCGATGGCAATATAAGGGTGGAGTCGATGACTTGCGGAAGGTGATTCATTACACTCAGATTTTGATAGAGCGTGAGTTAGAGAAAAAAACGGCCTCAAAGGATGATCCTAAAAAGCCGTCTTGGTAAATTACAGCAGGATTGCTCCAATAACATAGCCGAATAGAAAAACCACGATCATCGCCCCGCCCGTGAAGCGTGGCACCATTAGTTTATCAAGTTGTTTCTTGATCATTTCTTTTCCTTAATAATTTTCGTTATAGTCGGCTGACTAACGCCTAGAATCCTTGCGATATGTTGTGCACTCTTACCTTTGGCGCTACGCTCTAGCACAGCTTCCACTAGACGATCGCGGGTCTTAAAGGGTCCGGTTGTTTTTGGCCTCCCATTTTTTTTTATTCTTGTAGATTGAGGATGCCTTGGCCCTATAAATCCTATTTCCACAACGCGGCTCCGGTTAATACCAAGGCATTACCCAGAATCCCTCTTGACCCTATAACGGCGCTGCCTCTTTTGGCAATCTCAGTCGCCTCTGGGTTGTGCTTTAATTCAACAGGTAGAATATAAGCTTCTTCATTAACTATCATTTGGCGGCCTTTCCCTAAACTTATCATTTGCACATATCCTCCGACAAAATCTTGCGCTTCTTTCAGGGTTGGCGGCTTTTCTGATAACACTTTTGTTTCAGGGTCTAAGATTTTAGCCTTCTTTGATCTCTCAATTTCTTTTTCCAAAATACGTTTCTCCTGTTTTTTAAGAAGCTTCAATTGAGTCCTCAGCCTAGGGCTGACGTTATTCTCTATCCGCACAATATCATGCAGCTCATCGCTAGCCTTTATAGCTGATTCTTTTTTCTGTATAAGATCTCTAACGAACTTCAATCTTGGGCCTTTGCTACCTTGCATCATATCCCCCTATGCTCTTATAGATTCTTGGTTAGACTCAACATAGCTGTCAATTACGGAGGCAAGCTCCATAAAGTAAACGTCATTAATCTCATGAACAACGGTCAAGCAGCCTTTCTTTTTCTTAAAGAACTTGACGGTGTAAGTATCCATCCAAGTTAAGGTAATTTGGACATGGCCTTTGAACTTTCTAGCTTTTACTGAAAAACTCAACTTTCCTCTATCATCCTCTGACTGTGGAATCCCAGTAAATCTGTCAGCACCCCAGCACATCAAAAGAACCCTGCCGCTATTGCCGTGGATATCAGTGCCATCTTCTATCTGCTGAATTATTGTTTTTGCTACGTCTATATTGCTCATTTCGTTCCCCTGTTTGCGTTGTGTATGTTTGTTATAATAAACAATTGAGACGTAAAGTCAACCCTTTTTGGGTTATTTTTTTAATTTATTTTTAGAGAGTTTTCTTTGGCAGATTCATTGAAAATTTCTTCTGCCAACTGCATCGCGTATTCTGGGAGTCTTCCGTGGTCATGGAAAAACTTAGATTCTGATCCATGCTGAGTGTGTAAAACACTATGATGGTAGGCGCACAGCGGGATTGCATTTCTGTCGTCGGCTTTCATGCCCATTCCCCTGCCCCCAACCCAAGGCCGCAGCAAGTGATGCGCTTGTATCGGGCCGTTACAGGTCAAGGATAGCGCGGAGCAGGAAAGGCTCCTGACCCACGCTAAGTGCTTGGCGCTCTTAAAACGGCGTTTCTTCTGACCTAGTGAGCTTTGTTTTAACATAGCTTGTTCCGCCGCTTGATACGTTATTCCATGCCGCAAACTTGTAGTCGGTGCCTTTGATATTCACCTTGCCACCTAAGTCTGGGCCTTTCTCGCTGGTCTTGGATTCTGGCGTATTATAGTAAATCCTGCCAGCGGAGATCATAAGCTCATAAATATCTCCTCCATTCCTGTCTTTGGTCCTTACTACTGAGCAGTAGTTTTTTTGACCGTTTATCGGAATAGCTCCTTTGCCAATTATCTCAGCGGAATTGTCTGAGAACAAAGCCCCTTCCAAATCTTTGTCTTCATAAGCCATTTTCAATATTCCTCGTTTTCCAATGATTAATTACAGTGTGCGATAGGCAGAACCTATACCCTTTCCCTTCTGGGATTCTTTCTTTGTCAATTACCTCAACCTCAAGCGGAAGCCCAAACTTCAACCTGTAATCAACCTTCCTTAGATTCCTTATGCCCGCAGAGATGCTTGGCTCTCCGTAGAACTTGCCAAACTTCTTGGATATACCATCTTGTAGGTCCCAGTAAGTCCACCAAGAAAAATTAGACATAAGCTCAAAAATCATACCTTCCATAGATTTATGATGCATTGTTACCCCCATAAAGCCCTATCAAAAGCTTAAAAGAATCTTCCGTCTTTCCTGAAGACGCGCTCAATGCGCTCGCTATCTCTTGTTTACTTGAATTATATATCTCTTGGCATTGCTTGCTTGACGGGTCTGCTAACAAATCCCTGCAAGCCTTTAAAAACCCTTCTGGGTCATTCTTTCCGACTAGCATCTTGGAACCCTTGAGCAACTGGTACTTCATTGATTCACTGTGAAATGGGGCCGCTTTTACATCCTGACTAGGCTTTACCGGTCTAAGATCTGGCTTTTTCGCCCTGTATGACGCTTCAGCTTTTTCGGCATCATCATCAGGTTCGCAACCTACCGCGCAAGCCATGCTCAATGAGTACCGTTTTGCGTACGTCATTGCGCTTCCAAAGCCTTGAGGGGTCACTTTATCTGCCACGACTAGCACAGGGCCAGTTTCTAGCATTCCGCCGTGACCGTAGAATACAGTCTCTACACAAGCGCCTCTATCGTTTAGATGGCTTTTTTGCTGGAAATAAATACTGTTATCTAGGAGTATCGGTTTTACCGTATCAACGACTTGCTCATAAGTGGCGTATTCATTCTTAAACATCGGATTTCTGCCATCCGCTTTTGCGTGCTGCATGTCCAATTGCGCGTTCATTAGCGCGGATATTAATTTCTCGTTACTCATTTTATAACCTCCATAGTTCCTTTGCTGCGTTACGTTCACCCTCCGACCAACGCCAGTCATCAAAGTCTGGCATTAGCAATCTAGCCACTTCACCTATATCTGGCGAGTAGGCAAGAAGTCTCATCATGTTACTAGCCGCTTTTCTTACCACGTTGAGGTGGTATTCAACGTCAGGCACGTTCATCACAACAACTTGGGCTTTTGACTTGGTAACATGAATATAATCAACGATTGGGTAATTGCCTTCTGCTTCGGCATAGATTGCGAGCTGCCTGCAAGTGGAGGTAGGAATCTTGCTAGGCATCCTGCCGACCGTTTTTATGTCTCTAACTACCCCGTCATACTGCAAGTCTAAATACCCGATTATGGGTATAGGCAACTCCTCATACTCCAGCTTTATCTTCTTTTGGGCAGCTATGGGCGCACCCAAGGACGCAAAGTGCGGTAACGCAATATGGACATACCTTTGGACGTTTTCCCTCTCGTCTTGCGCTTTCTGAGCTGAGAATGGCAAACCTTCGTATTGGGCAGCTTCTGCGTCAAGGTTGTATTCGCGCATAGCGTAGCTAAGGATCTCAGCTTGAGGTGTATCAGGTTCTAGCAGAAATTTAGTAATGGCCTTGTCTACAGCTTTGCCTCTCCACATTGCCGGTATACCTATTTTATCTCGGTAGCCGGATACATGGAGCAGCCATCTTGCAGGACATGCAATATATTCGTTAATAGAGCTTGCGCTCAAGTGGGTAACATTATGTGCAGCAAATGGGTCATTCATAGGCTGGCCCTCCCTTTTACGTTATGGGCTTATTATAGTACAGTTTGGGTTGTGGTCAAGTGTTCTTTGTGATACGATGCACAAAATTTAGGAGCTACCATGAAATTAGCAACTTGGTTAAAGCAGAATCAGATGACCCAGCAAAAATTCTTAGAGGAGTCTAATGCGCTAGGGTATGACTTCTCTATTCACGCGGTGGTCAAGTGGTGCAGCGGCAGAAGAATACCCCGAGGCCCAGAAATGACGGCAATCTACAAAGTGACAGGCGGAGATGTTACACCGAATGACTTTTATGGCTTGCAATAATTTAAGTTATAGCCCAATATGGGCGAATGAGTATAGAAGCCCTAAATTGGTGTAAAAACCAGCCTTGCCCGAACCCCACCAGTAAATTAATCTTATTTGTCTTATCTAATTACGCGGATGAGCGACACTCTTGTTACCCATCAGAAAAGCATTTAGCCAAAATTTGCGGAATATCTGACAGATCCGTTAGGCGCAATCTTGCATTACTTAGCGAGTACAGCTTGCTGACCATTCGGCAAAGGGCCGGAACCAGCAATAGGTACTTTTTGAGTGTGGACACCAGCGTCCGCAGGGGGGTGGACACCAGCGTCCATACCGTTAGGCCACCAGTGGCCGCCTATACTAAAGAGATACTAAACAATAATACGGAGGATAACCTTAATGACCTTGCAGGATAAATTGTTCAACGATTATGCCATAAGAATTAAAAACCAAGAGCTAGGGGGTCAGAAAACAAAATGCCCACAGTGCCAGCCAGCGCACAACATGAGAGACAATCCTTTGTCCGTAACCGTAGAGGTTGGGACCATACTTTTTAACTGCCATCATTGCGGGTTTTCAGGCGGGGTGGTTGATAGTGGATTTAAGCCGACCAGAAGAAAGACGCCGGAGCCAGTGGCTTACCTTTCAGCCCCAAACAAATTTTTAGACGATTACTTTGCGGGCAGAGGCATATCTAGACCAACCTACGAAGCGTTTAATATCTTTACTGAAGACAACACTTGGATCTCATTCCCTTATAACGGGCATAACGGAAAGTGCGACAACATAAAACACAGGACGGCTGACAAAGAATTTAGGCAAACCAAGAACGGAAAGAAGTCTCTTTACAATTACGATGAAGTGAAGGATTCAGATGAGGTTGTTTTTGTAGAAGGGGAGATGGATTGCCTTGCAATATACGAAGCTGGCATAAAGCATGTCACCACGATACCAGACGGAGCGCCGCCAAAGACGGCCTTCAAAGAAGACGATAAAAGATTTTCCTGCCTACAGACCCACCCACTGAGATGTAAGCGGCTGATTTTATTTTGCGATGCGGATGGCGCTGGGGACAACCTAAGAAAAGAGCTTGTCCATAGGTACGGGAAAGATATCTGCTGGTACGTTAAGCCGCCAGAAGATTGCAAAGACGCGAACGATGTTCTAATGAAGCATGGCAGCTTGGCGCTAAAAGAGCTTATAGGGACAGCAAAGCCTTATCCGGTTGACGGACTTTATACGGCAGCTAAGTACGCCGATGACGTACTAGATCTTTACCACGGCAATTATGACAAGCCCATATCCATTGGGTATGAGGATCTAGATAAGATCTACAAAGTACAGAAAGGCACCTTCCATGTCTGGACGGGAATCCCAAACCACGGCAAATCAACTTTTTTGGATCAATGCCTGATACAGCTAGCGAGGAACCACGGATGGAAATTTGCTATGTTTTCTCCAGAGCACTCTACCAAGATGCACTTGCGGCGTCTGGCGGTGATGGTGACTGGCAAGCCGTTTGATGTCGGCCTTAACGGCAGGATGACAGAAGCCGAGTTAAAGTCTGCGATAAATTGGATACACCAGCATTTTTACTTTATTGAGACGCGGGAGCATATCCCGAACAGCCAAAGAATCTTAGACATAGCAAAGGGCAGCATACAGAAGTTTGGTTGTAATGGACTGGTGATTGACCCATACAACGAGATAGATGGGAGCCGCAGAGGAGGACAGAGGGAAGATGAGGCTATTAGAGATTTTATTAGTCAGTGCAAGAGGTTCGCAAAGATGCACGATATAGCGATATGGGTGGTAGCTCACCCAACCAAGATGCAGAAGCAAGACGGGGGTGGATACGCCCCACCGACAGCCTATGATATATCCGGCGCAGCTCACTGGCACAACCAAGCCGATGCAGTTATCACGGTACACAGAGACTTCCAGAACAACACCATCAGAGTTATTACCAGAAAGATCAGAGAGCAAGGTCTGTATGGCCAGATTGGCGAAGCGACATTCTGGTTTAACCCAAGCACAAGAAGGTTTGAGCCGCCCACCATTCAAGCAAGCAGGATTAATAATGGCCGCTAAGAGAAGCCAAGGTGAGATGCTTTTGGAAGCCTTATTGACAGAGGCCAAGATCCCGTTCTCCAAGGAATATAGATTTCACCCAGTCAGAAGATGGCGGTTTGATTTCATCGTGGCTATGCCCCTAAAGAAAATCGCTATTGAGGTTGAAGGAGGCGTCTTCTCAGGAGGACGGCACACTAGGGGCGGCGGTTACACCAACGACTTAATAAAATACAACACAGCGGTACTCATGGGCTGGAAAGTCCTTAGATATACAACCGCGCAGATAAACGGCAACGCAATTGACCAAATTAAGGAGTTGATCAATGAGTGAAGTTAGTGTCCCTTATCACAGGGACGAGTTAGACGAATGTATAAACAATTGGGAGAGAGCTATTGAGGAATGGCAAAAAGCGTCTCTACTCTACGCGGAGAAAGAGTCTTTTCTCAAATCTTGGGAGTCAGCGACAAAGACTGCAATGATGGGCGCAAAGATGTCAGCGGTCATGGCGGACGCTAAAGTAAAAGCTCACCCTGACTGGCAGCCAAGGTATCTAGAGGTTCAAAAAATGGGTATCACTGCTGAGACCAAAAAAAGAATCCTACGTCTAGCGGAAGCCAAGTGGGAGACTGAAAGATCTAGGCAAGTTTCTTTAAGGAATGTAAGATAGCAAGGTCTGATTAGCGCAGCGAAGTCCTATCCTCCATAGGATCTCATACCTAGATCGTTGTGCTCCTCCCTTTGCCGGTCAGCCCCACCGGTAGACACAACGGGGCGCTCAAGATCCTTCGTTAGCCCAGCTATGTTGCACCGCGTCAGTCAAGAGCGTGCGGGGTAGGTCAAAGTCTTCATAGCCTCCAGATATTCCAGCTAAGTACCCGTAAGAAGGGGGTCTAACTAAATGGCTGTTCATCTTATACATCATGACGCAACCCTCAGTAGTCCTTTCGTAAATCTTGCTGTAAAGGTTGGGGAAGCCTTCGTACATATCAAGGGCTTCCTCGCAGCCTTCAGTAATGCGCCACAGCCCGATCGCCAGCTTACCTTGGTCGTTGGGTTCTATGTCAGCAACACCCCTGAAAACCAACGAGAAGCCGCTTAAAATCAAATTTCCTACTGGCTGTGCATCGGGGCATCTACGCGCCATCTGGCTTAGGCTCAAGTTTGACCCGTAGGCTCCGTACAAGTATTGCTCTATCATCTTAATTTAACTCCAGTGTTCGTTCTGCCAAGTAATTCGCTACCGTCTGGCAAATTCCCATCAGCCAGCCTGTGTCAGTTGTAGTGGTAGCAGTAGGAAATTCATCTAGGTCCAAATCTTGGGTTTCAAAGGCTCTTATTAAGGACCAAGCATTAAATTCTCCATTCTTTTGGCTTGATCCTTCTGGGTACAGGTTCTCAAAATCTTCATTTGAAAGCCTCATTACCTCTCTTCCCTCAAAGGTAATTTTCCAGTTCTCGCTAAATCTAATGTGCCGGATCTCGTACCCGTTTGCCTCAATTAAAGCCCTAGGCTTAGAGAACCATCTGTTGGCAGTCCTAGGCTCAACTGCGTTGGCCAATTGAATGCTGGTCTCTACAAATTGCATCAAAAAGCTCAACCAGTTTGATATTTTGTGGAACTCTGTAGTGCCGCTGTGGTGCCTAAACTCAATGCTGCCTCGGTCGTTAATGTTGGAGAGGTTCACTTTGTGGTATCGGCCCAGTGCTCTGCCGCCCTGCTGCTTAGTGGATGCGTTGGTCACAGTCTCTACTATGTTGCTAGCAGTAATGCTTCTGCACCATCTAGGTTCACCTCGTCGGCTTCTTGGCATACAAAGGTCAATTTGTTCTTCGTATTTAGAGTATCTTGTAAAAACTCTGGCAATCTCTCTCATGCTCATGTCACGGCTATCTAGGTGTACATGCAATCCGCAGCTTCTGTTTATGGTTACGCCGTCTATCGCGTTCAAAGCCTGCAAAACCTTTTCTAACTCAGCCACCCCTTCAGCCCCTTCTAAAATCGGGCTAACCAACTCACCAGCATAGCCACCAGCACTTGCAAGGCTAGCGTCAGTGGTTATTTTCCAGTAGTCCCGCGTGAAGTGGTTGTAACGCTCAAACTGGCAAGGCACTCCGGCGTTATTAATTGCTTCAGCTACTAGGCCCAAATTGGCCCCAACGAACTCAACTTCAATTCCAAATTTTCGGTTTGTGTATACTGGGTTTGTCATTTTTACAGTACCTTTTGCGTTGTTGTTGCATGTTATTATACAGAGCTTGTTTGTAATTACAACCCTTATATTAAAAATAATACCCTTATTGTGCAAAATAATTGCCTTCTTGGGTCATTTTTGCCAAAATTAGAAGCATGAACATTTAGATTACACGGGAGAGCAGATTGTCTTTTATTTCATCGCTTACAGGAAAGCAGGATTCTGGCTTAGAGAAAAAAAAGGTTTCAGAGCTTATTCCTTATGACAGAAACCCTAACACTCACCCAGAATCTCAAATAGAGCAGCTAGCAAATAGTATTCGTCAATGGGGGTGGACTATGCCTATCCTTATAGATGAGAACGGAATGGTTATAGCTGGCCATGGTCGATTGTACGCCGCTCAAAGGCTTGAGATGGAAGAGGTTCCTTGTATATCGGTATCAGGTTGGACAGAAGAGCAGAAAAAGGCTTATGTAATAGCTGATAACAAGCTGGGAGAGGGCAGTCAGTGGGACGATAGCCTTTACTTCTCAGAGCTAAGAAACCTGTCTGACTCGGGTTATGACTTATCTTTGCTGGGGATGGACGACAATTTCTCGTTTGACGATTTTGAGCCTAACGTCAACCCAACTTATAATTCCGGAAATTTTACGGATATTGACGTAGGAAACGCGCAAGCAAAGCTAGACGGTCAGATAAATGGGTTATCTAAAGAAAAATCAGATGGAGGCACTGAAGTTCTATGCCCCAACTGTTATGAGTCATTTGTTGTAACAGGCCATTAAAATGACTTACAAAAGAGTGATCCATGAGGGAAGACCTCATTACGGCAAGCATTCAATGATAAGAATGCAAAATTGCAGCATCTTGGTGAAGGATAAGGAGGCAATAAAAAGTTGCATTATTGCGCTTTGCGACTGCATTGAGATGGTTAGGTTTGGAGATCCTATGGTAGAGAGGTTCGGTGACGGTATAGAGATCGGAATTTCAGCGGTTCAGCTAATAGAAACTAGCGCAATTGTTTTTCATACGAATGACGGGGCCAAAGACCTTTACGCGGATATATTCTCCTGCAAAGACTACGACGAAAATGCCGCTACAGAGTGCCTGCTTGATCACCTTGGCGGAAGAGGAACCTTAATTGACATAAGCGTGGTATACCGAGAGTGAAAAGAATCTACCCAGACTTCATACCTCCTTACTGGATGGAGCCAACATCTGACGATTTTGAGGTGTTAGATTCCTTGGATAAAGGGAGAGGCTTGTACGCAAAAAGAGCATTCAGCAAAGGTGAGCTTTTATTCATTTGCTCTGGCGTATCTTTGCCAAAAGTGACTCAGCACTCTCTTGAGCATGGATACGGCCATCATATCCACGACCCTTGGGTTATGGGCTTCCTGCTACATTCATGCCGCCCTAATTTGACGGTAAACATGAGCGAGCGGTCTTTTATCGCCACAAGAGACATCCAGTCTGGCGATGCTTTGACAATGGACTACAATGAAACTGAGTCAGTTTTATACAAATCCTTTATCTGCACATGCGGGAGCTGTGAAAACGCTTTGATTGAAGGATCTTACGCATCAGAAACTAACGAACAACGAATATCAAGACTGCTATTAAGCTCAAACTGGCGATTTGCCAAGACCTTAAAGCATATACCTCATTTCTATACACGCGGAAGGGAATGGCCGTCATCAGAGGACTTCGTGTGGTGCTGCGAGTACATACAAACCAATTCAACAAAAGGGACTTTCAAAGAAACTGGGGGCTATGAATTTAATTACCTGTATCTAGGGGAATGGAAGTACTGGGTCATGGAGCGAGACAAGCCAGCAAGTGATCAGATCCTTATAAACAAAGCTTCAATAAAGTGAAGATTTTTTTAAAAGATAACGTCTTTGATCTTGCTATCCAACGGATAAACCGACTATTTGATGAATTTGAGAATGTTGTCGTCTCAACGTCTGGGGGCAAAGACAGTACGGTCGTGCTGGAATTGACTTTGATGATCGCGGAAAAAAGGGGGCTTACTCCGATCCCTGTAATGTTTGTTGATCAAGAGGCAGAGTATTCTTTGGTCATTGATTACATGAGGAAGCTCATGGCGGATCCAAGGGTAGATCCTTACTGGCTTCAGGTGCCGATGAGAATGCCAAATTCATTATCTATGGACCAACCCTTTCTGAACGCTTGGGGAGATGGCGAGGAATGGATGCGCCCGCAAGAGGCTATAAGCAAAAAAGATAACGTCTACGGGGTGGATGTTTGGACTTCTGGAGGCAATTCTATATTCAAGGCGTTCTTAAAATACCACTACCCAGATAGTCCCGCTTGCTATGTTTCAGGCGTTAGAGCAGAAGAAAGCCCTACAAGACTTGCCGGACTGACTACGGGGCAGACTTACAAAGAGATCACATGGGGGAAGAAGCTTGACGAGCCGAAAGGACACTACACTTTCTACCCTATATGGGATTGGAACTTAAAGGACGTATGGAAATCTATACATTCTCACGGATGGGCGTATAGCAAGATTTATGATGAGCTCTATAGGTACGGTATTCCGCCTCTAAGAATGAGGGTTTCAAGCTTAATGCACGAAACAGCGGTCCACAGCCTGTTCTTCCTGCAAGAAATAGAGAGAGAGACATGGGAGGCGCTATCAAAGCGGCTTAAAGGGATAAATCAAACCAGCCATATAAAAAAGAACGAGTTGATGACGGTTACCAATCTGCCGTATATGTTCACAGATTGGCAAGAGTACAGGGATTATTTAACAAACAACCTAATCAGCAAGCAGGAATGGCGAGACAAGTTCCACAAAGAATGGCGAAAAATGGATGAGCTGTACAAGGACATGAGAGATCCTTCTGTAGTTCATAGGGCGCAGATTAAATCCATACTGGTTAATGACGTTGATTTCGTCAAGATAGCCAACTTTCTGAACAGCGCCCCATTGATAACTTATAGGGAGTGGAAGAAAGGCAAACTCAACGCTAGATCTAGAGACCCAAATACTCTCAAGTTCATTAAAGAGGAATACTTATGACAGGCATTGAAACTGCGAAGGAATTGCTCCTCTCTGCCAAAGAGGAAATGAGCGAAGATGACTTTATAGAGTTCATTGAAGATTTAAGGCAAGCAACTTTTGAGTTAAGCCCCTTGAACAGCCAGCCTGTTGACAGGATACATTGGGTTGATATAAACATGGTCCAAGCTAATGATTACAACCCTAACTCAGTGGCGGGGCAGGAAATGTCCCTCCTTTACACATCAATACTGCATGACGGCTATACTCAGCCCGTTGTGACTATCTGGGATGAGGATATAAACAAGTACGTCATAGTTGACGGGTTCCACAGGTATTTTACTTGCAAGAACAATCAGGACATAAAAGACCGAAACCACGGGAGGTTGCCTATCGTTGTGATACAGAAGAGTATAAACGAACGTATGGCGGCTACAGTTAGGCACAATAGAGCTAGGGGTAAGCACTCGGTTGACGGGATGTCTAGTATGGTTTTCTCTATGCTTGATAACGGATGGAGTGACGCACAAGTCTGCCAGCATCTAGGAATGGAGCCTGACGAGTTATTGAGATTGAAACATATAACCGGCTTCTCTAAGCTATTTAGCGATGCAGAGTACAGTCAAGCATGGACAACAAAGCATCAGATAGCCTTAAAAAAGGCTCAAGATGTAGAGAATTCTGGAAATACGACTAGCGGAGAGGCTAATGTTAGCGGATGAAGTAAAGCTGAAAGTAAGGGACGAATTTGTTCATGGGTATGTTAATGAGGAAGGTACACGAGTATTCCCTACCCTTGAGGCGTTGGCGAAACGACATGACTTAGCTAAATCAACCCTGTATAACTACTCCTCGTCTGAGGGTTGGCAAGAACAGAAAAACCGATACCAAACAGAGTTGCAGCAGCGTATTGACGCAGAAAGAATGGACAAAATGGTATCTGAAGCCAAAAGGCTTGACGATAGCTGCATTCAGATAGCCCAAGCAATGCTCGGAACGGTTGGAAGAAAGCTTCAAAAGGCAATAGAGCTAGAACGATCAAACCCTAATTTGTTTGGAATGGACTCTGGGGAGCTAGGGCAGTTGTCGCAGGTAACAGCCAATGCCCAAAAGATAGGCAAGTTAGCCCTAGGCCAAGCACAAGAAATCTCAAAGGTAGCAGCCGATGTCAGCAATCCCGAAGCCTTCCACGCAATTATGGAGCAACTGGACGAACTTGCGGCAACAAGGGCACAAAAGTTCGACAGCTCTATACACTGACTGGCTGAGCACAGCTAGACCAAATCAAATAACCCCTTTAGGTGACTGGCATATCTGGCTAATCTTGGCGGGGCGAGGCTGGGGCAAGACTAGAACAGGTGCCGCTGACGCAATGCTGTACGCCTTGAGAAACCCTGAAGTAAGGGTCGCGGTAGTAACGCCTACCTTTGGAGATCTTCGGAGGGTGGCCTTTGAGGGCGTATCTGGGATACTTAAAACCATGCCAAAAGAGTGCCTCTTAAACGGCAGGGGTCAAGGATACAACTCTTCAGCATCTGAGATAAGGCTTTACAACGGCTCAATCATTATGGGCTTCAGCGCAACGGAGCCGGATCGGCTAAGGGGTCCGCAGTTTCATAGAGCTTGGTGCGACGAGCTAGCAGCTTGGCGTTATCCGGATGCTTTTGACCAGCTAATGTTCGCCCTGCGTTTGGGCGAGAAGCCTCAGTGCATAATTACGACCACCCCAAAGCCTACCCCGCTGATTAGAATGCTAATGGCTCGCAATGACACCATTATCACAAGAGGTAGCACTTTTGAGAACGAAGCAAACTTAGCAGCTTCAACTCTCGCAATGCTCAAAGAAAGATATGACGGTACGGCTCTAGGCCGACAAGAGCTTTACGCGGAAGTAATTGATCAGATGGAAGGGGCGTTATGGTCTTTGTCCATGATAGAGCCGAAGCGGGTATCTGAAATACCGGAAATGAAGAATATCATTGTTGCGGTTGACCCAGCGGTGACTAGCGGAGATGACGCTGACGAAACAGGCATCGTAGTGGTAGGAAAAGATACAAATAATGAGTATTATGTGCTAGAGGACAAGTCTGGCAAGTATAGCCCTGACCAATGGGGCAATGTTGCTATTGATTTATTCCATCAGTGGGATGCTGATAGAATTGTTGCGGAAGTAAACAACGGCGGCGATTTAGTGGAGCGTCTTATCAGGACTATAGACCCAAATGTGCGATATAAGTCAGTCCATGCCAGTAGAGGCAAGATGGTAAGAGCTGAACCTGTCGCGGCGCTGTATGAACAAGGCAAGGTTCACCATCGGGGAGTTTTCCCAGAATTAGAGACTCAAATGTGTACATACACAGGTGAAAGACCAAAGCCATCTCCAGATAGACTGGATGCTATGGTTTGGGGATTGTCAGAATTGAGCAAATCTCGCGGCGAAGTCGCATGGAGAATCACCTGATGGGTATATTTGACGGATTATTAGGCAGAAACAAGCCTACAGCAATCAAGCAGCAAAGCGGAGTGGTAGGTTATTTTGGCGTGGACTCTTACCGTGGCAGGAGCATGGGCTATGCCGACCTCGCTACAGAAGGCTACTTAAAGAACGCAATCGTGTACAGATGCGTCAACGAGATAGCAAAGGGCGCGTCAGCGGTTCCACTAAGATTAAAGTCTGGGGACGAGGTAATAGAGTCTCATCCTATAATGGAGCTCTTGAATAGACCGAATCCACTACAAAGCTACTCAGAGTTTTTTAATGCAGCATTTGGTTATCTGCTGTTAGGCGGAAATTCTTATATTCTAAGAGTTGGGGGAGCTACCCCAAGAGAATTGCACCTTCTACGACCTGATAGAATTGAGATCAAGACCGGTTCAGGCGTATTGCCTTACGCTTATGACTACAGGGTTGAAGGCAGGCTCAAAGAGAGCTACATCGTAGATCAAGAGACGGGATTCAGTGAGCTAAAGCAAGTAAAGCTATGGCATCCGTTAAATGACTACTATGGTTGCAGCCCGTTATCAGCCGCAGCAATGGAAGTTGATCAACACAACGCAGTAACAAAGCACAACATTAGTCTCTTGCAGAACGGAGCCAGACCTTCCGGCGCGGTAGTATTCAAGCCGAAGGATGACGCAGGCTACGCGGTACAACTTAGCGATTCTCAACGCCAGCAGCTTATGACGGATTTGAATAGCCGTTTTGCTGGGTCTAACAACGCTGGAAGGCCAATGCTCCTTGAGGGAGATTTTGACTGGAAAGAAATGGGCCTGAGCCCTAAAGACATGGACTTTATTAACCTAAAACACATGAGCGCAACAGATATCGCCATGTGTTTCGGGGTTCCTTCTCAACTGGTAGGGGTTCCTGATTCCCAAACTTACAGCAATGTAGCAGAGGCTAGGCTAGCCCTGTATGAAGAAACGATCATACCTTACCTGAGAAAAATGGAGTCAGATTTAAATGAATGGCTCATCCCTCAGTTTGGTGAAGGTGTTTATGTTGAATACGATGTTGATAGCATTCCTGCTTTATCAGAACGAAGAAGAAGGATCTACGAGAATGTTCTCGGTGCTGTTTCACAAGGCATAATGACCAGAAACGAAGCCAGAGAGATGATTGGCCTTAGTCCAATGCAAGGCGCTGACGACCTATTGGTTCCTGCCAACCTTTTCCCTATTAACGAAGGATCTCCGGACGATACGGCAAACGTGGAAGATGAGGAGGACTTGGATTTCTTTGACGATGAAGACGAGAAGGCTTTATCGGATATCGATCTACTGCCAACGGCAAGCATGAGAGAGCAAGCTCAACAAGGGCTTGATTTGCGGAAAGAGTTTAATAGAGGTGGTACATCAGTAGGGGTTGCTAGGGCTAGAGATATAATAAACGGCAGATCCATGAGCGTCTCAACCGTTAAGCGAATGTATAGCTTTTTTGCCCGTCATGCAGTGGACGAGGAAGCCCAAGGCTGGCGGCGCGGAGAAGAAGGATACCCAAGCGCAGGATTAATAGCTCACAAGCTGTGGGGTGGAGATGCTGGCCGTTCATGGGCAGGCAGGAAAAGGGCAGAGATAGCAAAGGAAGAAGGCGACAAGTCTGAAGACCTTTCTATATTAGACGAGCATATAGCCGTACCTGACTCAAAAGCTAGAGCCTCTTTAACTTTAGAAGTATCGGATAAAGTTAAAGAGGCTCTACGAAGCAAAGTGGATGACCACAATGACAAGGTGGGAGACAATCCGGCAAAGAGGGCCACTTTAAGAATGCTGTCAGCGTCTTTTAATCGCGGGGTTGGGGCTTATAGAACTAACCCACAAAGCGTCAGACCAAACGTGACAGGGCCGGATCAGTGGGCTTACGCTCGGGTAAACAGCCTTCTTTTTGCTTTAAGGAATGGAAGGTTCAGAAGCGGTAAGCACGACACTGATCTACTCCCTGAAGGTCACCCTTTATCCTCTAAAAGCTAACAATGCTAGCTCTAAAGCAGATATACCAATTCCGGCAAGGAAAAGTATCAGCTAGGCGGTACGCTAGAGACCAAACAAAGCTAAGGAACCGCTTGGATAAAGGGTTCCAGAAGAAGGTTGACGGTGTATTCAATAAAGCTGTCCGCGTTGTAGCTAGCCAAGTAAGGCAAGGCGAAGATCCCAGTTACAGCTCAATAACTCGCATGATAAGCGAAGAGCTAGACGCTGTACTAAAGGCGCAGGTTCGTAGAACCTTTGACTCAGTTTACGCCTACAACAACGACAGGTACTCCAAGCTAGCTCAAAAGAGCGAGGGCTTTAGCTTTGGCAGAAGCGATGAGTTTGAAAGGTCTGTTAATATCTACTTTAAGGGCAGGCAACCCATGTTTGCTGGAATATCCAGATCTTACGGAGAGTCTATTCTGTCAGAGGTGTCATTCCTTCGTGGAGAAGACCAAACCCTTGACCAGATAGCTAGGTCACTGACAAAAACCTTCTCACCTATAAACCGCAAAAGAGCAGCGGTTATAGCAAGAACTGAGACCCATAGCGCACAGTCTTTTGCCAATGACGAGTACCACAGGAGGGTTTCAGACTCTTTTGGGGTGCAAATGGTTAAGCAGTGGGTATCAACGGCTGACAGCCGCACCAGATCAACCCACAGCGCCATGAATGGTGAGACGGCGCAAATGGACGAAGACTTCTTTATGCCGGACGGCTCTAGGATGGCTTATTCGGGAGATCCAAAGGGCGGGGCTAAGAACGTTATCAATTGTAGATGCGTAATCCTCTATGTTGACCAAGAAGACGACATAGAAGATACCGAAGCCCCAAGCAGGGGCGATGATCCTATCTTAGAGAGGGAAGTTAGGGCGGGGCCAGACGGCTTGCCTATAGGATTAAATGACTCAGAGATTCGTGCTCAAATGGTAGCAGGAAAACTTAGCTTTAAAAATGCCAGAAAAGGTATGAGTGATCGGCTAAGGACATCAAATACTGACGCCTATGGCGTTGCACAGCTAAAGTCAAGGTACAACGGGAGAAAAATCACTCAGTACACCTCGGAAACCGTAAGCAAACACTTCAAAGATGTAGAAGGCGCTTTTATTGTCATGGAGCAGGTAGACAGAGAGCTTTCCATTCTCGCAAATCTTTTCAAAATCCCTCCAATAAGAGGCTACACAAAGATAAGAAAGGGCAGTCGATCAGGCGCGGATATGGGTGACGGGGTTATGGGTATCAATACCGAATACTTTAAAAATAACTTGATACACAAAAATAGCAAGCCAGCGTCAACTTGGAAGCAAGGAGACGGAAATCTAAAAAAGCCTAATGGATCAGAGGAGTATTGGTCAGAAGGTAGCGATAGAATAAGAAGCATTATGTATCACGAATTTGGCCATCATGTCCACCAAATAAAGGGGATAGAAAAAGCTGAACAGTATATAATGGGCAAATGGGAGAAAGAGGTTCTAAGATTAGCGCCTCACAGGAACAGAAAATCCCCAACTAAATACGGAGATACAAAGTCTGTGGAGTGGTTTGCTGAAAACTTCTCAGTTTGGGCCATGAGACGAAAAGAACTTGTAGATCCTGAATTTTTGAAGTTGATAGAGGATATATTGAACGATGGATGAGTTTTCACTTTATGACGAGGCTTTAAATATCTTAGATAAAGACGTTCTAACGCAAGCGGATTTCGTAGAGTTGGACAGAATTATTGAGGACATGGTAGAGGTTGCAGAAGAGGAGTCAGCTTGGCGGGGGTTAGCTGAAGTTGTAGAGCTGGCTAGAATGGATCCAACCAACCAAGTTAGCTAGATCTTTTCTCCCACAACCTTCTGGCAATTTCTTTTCTAAACGCTACCGTCTCAGGGCTTCTAAACGGTCTTTTAAGTCTCAAGGAGAATGGCGGTCTACTGCAATCCCTAGCAACGTCACTAGATCGCAAAACACTTGGATTGTCACCAATAAAGTCAGCAACAACCTCAGAAGTTTGATGATGGGCAAACCATACGGCAGTCTTCCAAGGGTAAAGGGGCGGGTATCGGTCAGAGTCATAACCCATTCGCTCTTTCATTCTTGGAGTAATAACGTAAGACCTGCTATCCCAACCTGTAAACCTCATACATCCTCCTCATAAGTCCAATCGCAATCTAAACACTCGGCACTGCGGCCCCAAACAAAATGCTCAGTCTCTTCTATTGCTCCAAGGCACATTGGGCAGCATTTCTCATTCCAAGGCGCTCTAGGGTCTGTCCAAGCCCCTGCTGGGTAGTTATCAACGCTCATTACGCCGCCCCTTCGCTAGCACAAGCTCGCACAATCTTAAACAAGGCGCTCTCAGCGTCTCTTCGCATATTCTCGCCTAAGTTTTTCTTTTTAATGTGCGTCTCTCTTTGTAGCAAGGCCAGTTTAAGCTGGGTCAATTCGTTTTTGGTTAACTCTAGGTTCATGCAATCTCTCCTTAATCTTTGTATGCTTTGAAGAATTTTTGATTCTTTATCAAGGTACGTTCAGCCAAATCAACAAAAGTGCTAGTTGTGGCCTCATTACCTTCTTCCAAAGCCCTCAACAACATTTCCAAAACTTGGGTAGTGTTGGCCAACTCAGCTCTAGCAAATGTGTCTCTGTTTTCCATGTTGTAACCCTCTGTTTGTTAATTGCGTTGCTCAATGTTTGTTATAATAACCTATTAGGGAGGTTTGTCAACCCATTTCGTACATTATTTTAGTTTTTTTGTTTAAGAATCTTTTCCTTTGCGATATGATGTGTTAAATCTCTATGGAATCAATAGATTTCCATGCCTATTCCGCTATCAAGTGAAAGCAGAGATGAGTTCATTAATGTTCTATGGAAGATGAAACTATGCTTGAAGAATATACGGATGCAGGACAGAGGTTTTCAGATTGCCTAGATGCTTTATCAAATGAAGCGCACAAAGCAGAAGAAAAGCACGTTCGTTCAGTAACCGAGACTGAAGACTCATATATCGTAGAGTTTGAAAAAGACTTAGATGAGGCCGAAGAAGCCGAAGAGTCTGACGACGAAGTAATCTCAGAGAAAGGCAGCGAAGAGTATATTGAGTTTAAGTCTGAGATAAAGGCATACGACGAAGACAGCGAGAATTACGGAGTCTTTGAGGGCTACGGGTCTATCTTTAACAACACAGACCTAGGAAATGATGTGGTTCTGGAAGGAGCATTCCTGAAAAGCATAAAGAAAACCGGCCCTAAAGGGGTGAAGCTCTTATACCAACACAAAACTGATATGCCTATTGGAATCTTTGAGGAGATTGAAGAAGACGGCAAGGGGCTTAAAGTCCGTGGTCGATTGGCAATGAAGACCCAAGCAGGGCAAGAAGCATACGAACTAATGAAGATGGGCGCTCTTGACGGGCTGTCTATTGGATTCCGAGTTAGCCCCAAAGGTCAGAGCTATGACGCTAAGACCAAAAGGCGGTTAATCAAGGAAGTAGAATTAATGGAGATCTCACTGGTAACTTTCCCAATGAACCCGAAGGCCAAGGTTCGTTCTGTAAAGGCTGATGAGATTTCAATTAGAGAATGGGAAAATGAACTGCGCGATGTTTTTCATCTTTCTCGTTCAGAAGCGAAAGTAGCGGCTAAGGCCGTTCATGAAGCATTCATTCAGCGCGATGCTGAAAGTCCTGCTGATTTGGCGCAAGCCGTAAAAACCCTAACTCAAACACTAAAAACCTTTTAAGGAGCGAAACGATGGACGACATTAAAAACGCCATCTCCGACATGGGCCAAGCTTTTGATGAATTCAAAAAAAGCTACGACCAAAAGTTGGAAAATGTTGCTAAGGGTGTGAATGATCCACTTCTGGATGAGAAAATCGGCAAGATTGAATCTAAGCTTGACTCTCTTGAAGAAGTGAACCAGCAAATCACTCTCCAAAAGCAGCAAAACGAAAACATCAAAGACCAGATGGATCGCATGGAAACCATGTTACGCCGTCCTGCCTCTGGTGCAGAATCTAAGCAGCGCGATCAAGCTTTGGAAGCATGGGACTCTTTTTGCCGTAAAGGTATTGAAGGGATCTCTCCAGAAGAGCGCAAAGCTTTAACGGTTAGCAACGACAGCACTGGTGGCTACTTAGCGCCCCCAGAGTATGTCCGAGAGTTAATCAAAGGCATCACTGAGATCTCTCCGATCCGAAGCATTGCGCGAACACGCTCAACTGCACAGCGATCTATTCAAGTTCCTAAGCGTACTGGTCAATTCGCAGCAGCTTGGGTTGCTGAAAGTGGCACTCGCGCAGAGACTACCGGCTATCAAGTAGGCTTGGAAGAAATTCCGGCTCACGAACAGTATGCCTTGGTAGATATCTCAGAGCAGGATCTTGAAGATTCAGTCTTTGACCTTGAAGCAGAAATGCAGTCTGAGTTCACTGAGCAGATGGCTAAAGCAGAAGGCGCAGCTTTCGTCAGTGGAAACGCTGTAGGCAAGCCTGAAGGCTTTATGACTAACTCTGATGTAGCTGAAGTCAACTCTGGCGCTGGCGCATTACTGACTGGCGATGGCTTAATCACCTTGGTGCATAGCATTAAGTCTGATTATGGCCGTAATGCTACTTTCGTATTTAACCGGACTACTTTGGCTGCTATCCGCAAGCTCAAGGACACTGCTGGTCAATACGTCTTCCAAGCTGGCATGAGCTTAGAGAGCGGTTCACCCAACACTATCTTGGGCTACTCATACGTTGAAGCGGCAGATATGCCGAATGTCGGCGCTGGTAACTACCCTGTAGCGTTTGGTGATTTCCAGAGAGGCTATATGATCGTTGACCGTGTTGCGCTAGCCGTATTACGCGATCCGTTCACTCAAGCTACAACTGGCAACGTGCGCTACATTGCTCGCCGCAGAGTAGGTGGTCAGGTAATTCTGGCTGAAGCAATTGTTAAGCAGAAGATTTCTGCATAAGGAGATATAAATGAAAGACTTAGCTAATAACGTCAAGGTCATTCAGTCTATCGCTCCAGTGGTCGGAACGGCTGACGCTAATGGTACTGGTGTTGATCTTCAAGGCTTTGAGTCTGCTATGGCAGTAGTGGACACAGGCGTTGAGGGCGATACTTTAAGCTCAAGCGTTAAGATTGATTTCAAACTTGAAGACTCTGATGACGACTCTACTTACAGCGCGGTAACTTCTGCGTTGCATGTTACGGACGGCACAGTAGATTCAAACGGAATCTTTTTGACTCTGGATGATAACGCTGAGACTCCACAAGTAACCTCTATCGGTTATGTGGGCGGAAAGCGATACCTGCGGGTAGTGGCTGATTTCACAGGCACTCACACCAATGGTACTCCTTACGCTGTCTCAATTGTGAAAGGCTCTGCCCGACACAGCACTGACGCTGACACTTTGTCGGCTGTGTAAAAAGTGAGTTAAGGGGGTCGCAAGACCCCTTTAATTTTTTTGGAGTATTTTATGAAGGCATACAAAATAATCGTTCCTAAGCCTTGGCAAAGCAAGGATGGTAATCTTCAGTTATTAGAGGCTGACTCTATCATCTCTACTAATGAAGACACGGAATCGTCCACCTTGGACGGATTTGTTGCTAACGGCTGGGCTATTGAAGTAAAAACGGTTGAGCCTGAAGTCACTAAGCCTGCACCTAAAGCAAAGGCTGAAAAAGAAACCGATAGTCTAAATGCAAAAAAGCCGTCTCCACGGAAAAAAGCAGCAAAAAAGACTCTTTAGGGCGAGACCATGAGCGACAGCAATACGGTGGATTTGGTCGCAGCCAAAATAGACACGCATGAGCAAGTTTGCGCTGAAAGGTATAAGAGAATAGAAGAGAGAATGGAGTCTGGGGACAAAAAGTTCGGAAGACTTGAGAACATGATCTGGGGTGTCTACATATTAATGATAACCTCGGCAGTCTTGCCAAACCTGATTAAGTAAAAATTGCTCAGGAAGCTTAATTATAAATCATCGGAAGAATTGAGGTTGATATGGCTGGCCTAGTAGTTGATACCGCTCCAACAAGTGAGCCTTTGACGCTATCTGACGTAAAAGACTATCTTAGGGTTAGCGGTAGTTCTGAAGACGCATTGCTCACAAGCTTTATCAAGGCTGTCAGGATTTTCTGCGAAGACTACACCGGCAGAGCCTTGTTTACCCAGACGTTAATCTTAAAGCTTGATACAGACCGAATATCAGAAGACCCTCTTTGGGAAGGCACGAAAGTTGGTCCTT